TCTTAAATACTATATATGAACAAGAAGTCAGTTTAGACCAAAGAGGTAAAATCCCTTTTCTTGCAAATAGAGATTTTATGAATCGTGCAAACTTAATGATTAACCCGTCTAGGAAATTCCTATTGACCAACAAACACGATACTGCAGAAGAAAACTAACTTGACAATGACTTAAACTTTTTGTTATAATTTATCTTATGAGTATTGAAACAAAACCAACTATCCAAGAACGAATGCAGACGAAGGCAGAACGTGCCTTGGACGAAGTAGAAGCACAAATAGATAAACTTATGGATAAGAAGAAAACTTCTTTTTCAATGTATAAGTATTTAACGAAACTTGAATACAGTGGAAAGGTAGTCAAGTTTATGAAAGGGTTCACACAGGATATCGTGTATGAGATTAAAAACGAAGAATCATGTGAACAGTTAGAAGAGGCTTATAACTTTTTAACACCTAAACAGAAAGTAGAAATTATTAAACAATTAGAGTTGTTTGAAAAAGACATAGACAAATATGTCTCTGAATACAAACCTATTAAGAAACCACGTAAACCTAAATCACCAAAACAGTTAGTCAGTAAACTTCCGTTTCTAAAACAACATGGAAAGTATCACTCGATTGACCCCGAAGAAATTATTCGTGCAACATATTTGTTCACTTATAATATTGCAAGTAAGAAGTTCACCAAGTTTGAAACCTATGGTGGTCTATCAGTTAAAGGGTCAAGAATAGTTGATTACAATTCATGTCAAGAAAAGACCTTGACAGATATGAAGTTGCTTGATAGAATATATAAAGGTGGTAATATTATTGCAAAGAATTTTATAGACGAGATACCTCGTTCTAAACTAAAAGACGGAAACGATTTATTGACCAAAAATACATTATTGATAAAAGTGATTAAATGATACTTATAGATTTTACTCAAACCATAATTGCTGGTTTGATGGTTCAGTTGAAACTGAATGATGGTGAATTAAACGAAGACAAACTTCGTCCAATGATTCTTAACTCAATTAGAAATTACCAAAAGAAATATGCACCCAAATACGGACAGATAGTTCTTTGCACAGACGCAGGTAATCCATGGAGGAGAGAATACTATCCTCAGTATAAAGCAAACAGAAAGAAAGCTCGTGATGCAGATGATAAGGATTGGGGAACAATCTTTGACACACTACAAGTAATCAAAGACGAACTCAGAGATAACTTTCCATACAGATACATGTATGTTGAGAAGTGTGAAGCAGACGATATCATTGCAGTGTTAGTTAAACATGCAAAGGAACCAGTTCTCATTGTGAGTGGAGATAAGGACTTCCAACAATTACATGCATATAATGATGTGAGACAGTGGAGTCCTAATCTAAACAAGTTTATCGATTGTGTTGACCCACAACTCTTTTTAAAAGAACATATATTAACGGGTGATAAGTCAGACGGAATCCCTAACATACTCTCAAGTGATGATTGTATGGTAGAGGGAATCAGACAGACACCATTACGTAAACCAATCAAAGATAAGTATCTCAGAATATCGATTGAAAATGACGATAAATACTATAGGAACTATTTAAGAAATCAAACACTTATTGATTTTGATTTCATTCCACCAAATGTGGAAGATAGCATTTTAAGTGAATTTGAAAAGACTGCACCTGTAAGAGGTAAAGTTTTTGACTACCTAAGAACTCATAGATTAAATGAGTTGTTAGATAACATAGGAGATTTTTCGTTATGACGGAAACAACAAAAAAAGGAAGGGGAAGACCGAAGGGTGCTCCCAATAAACCAAAACTAGAACTCATTACAAAGAGAACTGAATTAGCTAAAGATGCAGACGTGTATGAAATATTATGTCAAGCAGAATTAGTTGCAAAAGAATCTGAAGATTTAGCTGCACAAGGTCTCAGAGTTTTCGGAGAAAGAAATGGTGCAGTGAGATATGTATTACAATGGGTATTTGACGACAACATTGTGTCAACACTACCCGAAGGTAAGACACCTTACAATCAAGATGATGCACCAGCTACAGACCTTGCACCAACAAGTCTAAGATTTGAAACAAGACTATTCAAATACTTTTGCACAGAAGAGGTTTCACAAAGTCGTAGAGAGACAATGTGGATTCAACTGTTAGAAGGAATACCTTCTAAAGAAGCAGAGTTAATGGAATTGGTAAAAGACGGAGTATGGCCATTTAAGAACATTACTAAAAATGTTGCACAAAAAGCCTTCCCCGAAGTTATAAAATAAATAAATATTAATGTCCTCAGAGACTATACATAAAGTAAAAGGAAGTTTAATATTAACTTCTATGTGTAAACTTCTAGTCGAGTAGGACTCCATGGAGTATAATAATGGATAAAAATGTGAACCCAACGTTTGCCTCACAGCAAGCACCTACAGAACCAACTGAACTGGAACGAGTTCAGCAACGTATTGCAAATTACAAGATTGCAATTGCACCTAGTTCTGCACAAGCAATATCTACACTACTACAATTACATTTGAAGAGTGGTCAAATTAAGATAGACGAACTTGATGCAGTGATTGGAGTAAGAAACGAAATCAACAAAGGTCTAACCGATTACAATCTTGCAGTTGAGACTGCACAAAGACAATTGAATTCATTGGTTGAAGCAGATAGAATTGCAAAAGCAGAAGCAATCGAAAAAGAGAAAGCCGAATTAGTTGAAAAAATTAGAGACCAACGTAAACTAAGAAAAGCAGAAGAGATTAAAGTTGCACAACTAGAAGCAATCCTTGCGTTGCATGGAGTTAATGTTGACTTAAATCGTGACGGAGTAATTGGTGTTAAAGCAGGTGACTTAAATGCAGACGGATTTGTAGAACTTACTAAAGAAGAAGCTGCAACACTCGCTGCAGACCATGGAGTCACAATTCCACCTCAAACAATTCAAAAGGGAACTAGGACTGAAGCACCTAAGAAGACTTCTAAAGCATTTGAAATGGCAAGACTTCTTAATCCCGAAGGTGAGTCAAACACTCAACCACCAGTGACTAACGTTTCAGTTGCACCTATATCAGAAGACGAAGGTTTTAATAATTACGTAGAAGAAGCAAAAGACTCAGTTAACACTTGGGAAGAACAAACAGAAACAGAAGTTCCCCAAGAAGAAATGTTATTCGGAAGTGATGAAACAGAAGAAGACGGATTTGATTTACCAATAGAAGAATCTATTACAATCGAATTACCAGTTCCCGAAGATGCAAAAGGTATTGAAGCATTCTTAGAAGAAGTAGAAACAGTTAAACAAGAAGCAGAGATAGACGACATTGACGAAGAACAATTCAATCAATCATTTGAAGACTTTGAAGACACTGCAGAACAAGAAGGTAAAGAAATTTACAGTGGTGCATGGTCAAGTGGTGAAGACACAATGCCTGATATAAAGGTTGCAGAAGAAGACACTACAACAGAACCTACTTATGCTAAACCAGCAACAACTGGTGCAGTCCCTATTACAAATACTAACGTTGGTAAGAAGACATTGAAAACTGGTGATAGTATAGAAGCACCTATTTCACGAGAACAAAAAATCAACACCTACTCTTCTGAAGAAGAAATGATTGAGTCACTTCAAGCAAAAATTGACGCTGCAAAAGGACAAGAAGTTGAAGAAGAGTTTGAAGAGTTAGTTATCCCTAGTGCAGATGAACTAAGAGGAATGACTAAATCTAAGATTAAAGATGTTGCAGAAGGTCTAAACTTTGAAGTATCAACAACTGATACTAAAGATAAAATGATTGAAAGTATTGCAAGTCAAACAGAAAGTCTAATCGAGTCTTTACAAGAAACTGAAGAATTTGTCAGTGCAACTGAAACAGTAAAAGGAGAAGACGATGATAATAGACGAGATGGTGGATACTTCTAAAGATTCAGAAGTAAAACCTATTCACCCAGTAAGTCCTAGATATCAATCACAATTAAACCATGAGGGAATTCGTTTAGAAATCCCTTATGCATACGCTATGAAGAGTGGTCTTCTTTATAAGGAAGAAGTAATTGTGTATGAAGAAGATAACTCTCTTCTTATATCATGTCTACACTTAGATACCAAAACACCCCCTAACTATCTACCTACATACTATTATAAGATTGGAGGAAATCCTATGAGTGAACAACTAGACGAGTTAACGTGTTCAGTGTTCATTGCATATCCCTCTAACTTTTTCAATATAGGAGATAAAATTCGTTATGAATATCAAAGTGAAAAACAAACAGGAACAGAAAGACACGTCAAGTGTAGTCTCTGTTAAACCATGGAATCTAGAAATATCCCAATTACAGCAGTTGACCAATTCGATTTTCTTGAACATAGGAAAAAACAGGAAGTCCTCCATTGGAACTCAGTCCAAGGTAAGTCACCTTTAGATTCTATTCTCACTGTAGAGATTAACACTACAGAACTTTGTAATAGAACTTGTGTGTTTTGTCCACGACACGACCCTAAAGTATTCCCTAACAGAAACCTACACTTAACCATTAAAGGTGCAACAACGATTGCAGAGGAACTTGCAGACAATAGTTTTAGAGGTAAGATATCCTTTAGTGGATTTGGAGAGAACTTACTTAACCCCGACTTCATAGAAATCGTAAAGGTGTTTAGATATAACTTACCTTATGCAACACTGGAGTGTAATACTAACGGAGATAAGTTAGACATAGATTACATTAACGGATTGTATAAGAGTGGATTAGATTTACTCTACATTAATCTGTATGACGGGATAGAACAAATGGAACACTTCGACACTATGATGGCTGAAGCAAGAGTGCATGAAGACCACTACAAATACAGAATGCATTGGGGTGACTTTGAGAAACACGGACTGATACTTAACAATCGTAGTGGTGTCGTTGATTGGGTTGGTGTTGAAGACGACACTGTAGAGAATCTAAAAGGTAAACCATGTCACTACCCATTCTATAAAATGTTTGTTGATTGGAACGGAGACGTATTGTTCTGTAGTAATGATTGGGGAAGAGAACATGTCGTAGGGAATCTATTGACTATGTCATTACATGACGTATGGTTCTCTAAACCTATGACAAAGATTAGAAAGAAACTTATGAAGGGAGACAGAAGTATGTCCCCGTGTAATAAGTGTAGTGTAGACGGAAGTTTATTTGGTAAGCCGTCATTTGATATTATAAAGGATTATTATGAATCACCAAAGAATAGATAACTTTCTACCAAGAGAGATATTCGAAAATTTACAGAAAGACTTAATGGGTGGAGTCTTCCCATGGTATTATAGACATGCAATGACAGACCCCCAAGATACAGAGGGGTTTCTTTTTGCAACAGTCATAGTGAATGATGAAGAAGTTGATGACACTGGAATGTTTCAAGAGATAGGTGTTCCAATAGTAAGTCGGATACCTATGACTAAATTAATTCGTATGAAAATAAACTGTCACCCAAGACAGACACTTAGAGGTCAAGAAAATTATCCTATGTGTAGATATCATGTGGATATGAATGAACAACATACAGTTGGGATTTTAGGTATAAACACTTGCAATGGTTATACAGAATTAGAAGACGGAACTAAATTAGAATCAATTGAAAATTCTTTAGTTGTCTTCAATGGAGATATTAAACATCGTAGTGTCGGACAGACAGACGAAAATATCAGAGTGAATATTAATATAAATTGGATTGAATAATGAGAATAGCAATAACAGGAAGTAGTGGTCTTGCAAAGATAATTAAAGACACACTAGAAGCAACACCACATATAGGGAACACCTTTAGAGTAGACCCAATTAGATGTGAAGACATTACATCTAATGGAAAGAACTGTTGGGTATTCAGTGGGTATCAACCTGCTGATGTATTAATCAATCTTGCACACCAAGACCAATCAAAGATTCTATCCATTGCACATGAAGCGTGGGAAGGTGAGAAGACAAAATACATTATCAATATCTCCAGTCGTGCAAGTCAACCAAACATATCAAAAGGTTATATGTATGCAAGTGAGAAAGCACAACTCAATCACCTTGCAAACAATCTACAATACAATTCTAAGAAGAGATATAAAATGACCACAATCAATCTTGGTCTTTTAAACCATGATGATTTACCAAGTGTCAAACACCAAGATGTTGCTGGACTTATCTACAAACTGATTACGTCCTATCCCGACTATGAGATTGCAGACGTGACACTACAAGCACATGCAAATTATAGAGGTGTTCAGAGTGACAAAGAAACACTCAGAGACATGGAAAGGTTTACTAAATAATACTATGAGTATTGAATACAACGATTTTGGTTTTACTGCAATGGACGCTGACGAACTTGCGTCAGTTGACACTAAGATAATAGAAAAGACTACTTCTGCAACGGAAGTAATCAATAACTTAGATAACTTTATTAGACCTTTGTTAGAGAACCTTGCAAAAGACTCAGACAAAGATTACATATATTGGCCTAACAGGGTCGAAATCATTCAGAAGAAAATTCTTGAACTGAATGAAATACAAAAAAATTTATAAAACCCACTTGACGATTTAATCTACCTTAGTGTATACTAGTAGTATGGTTGAAGCAATACAGAGATTTGTATTGGGAACCGAGTATGCTTATCTTAGGAGATTCTATGAACAAGCAAAATAAATATATTGTGGACTTGAGTAAATCCGCAGTATTTACAGATAAGGATTTAGAATTGTCAAAATCAATTTTCAATCCCGATACTCAACCCGAGTATTTCCACCTCGCAGAAATGGGACTGGAATACGTCAATACAACCCTTATGGAAGATGTTGAAGTCAACAACATCAACCCAACATTTCGTAAGAAGATGTTGCAAATGTTCCGTAAAGGTTCGTCAAAAAAATATCCTATCGTTAAAGACAGTTTTCTCAGTAGAGGGTATGACCTTCGTGCAAAAGGAATCTTTGTCCTAGTTGACGATAATGGTAATGTTGAATGGTTGTTTAGTGGAAACACTACTCATGATATTCTAACCAAACACACTAAAATGCAAAATAGACTTGTGCATGTATTCAGAAAGAATGCATACTTTTCTCTAGCTAAACTTGCACAAGTTGGTGGATATTTCAATGCCTTAGATTTAGAATTCGATTCTATCTCTTGGGAAGATATGGAAGTTATAGCTAGAGTCCAAGTGACCGAAAATGAAATTGCACTTCCTAAAAACCCTACAGAAAAACAAAAGAGAAAATTCTTTGATGATATCAGAGAAGTTATTTCTTTTGTGGGAAATGGTAAATTTGATACGAAAGAAGTGAAGATTAACAAACTTCTTAATGACCTCTATGTCGAACAGACAGGTGATGTATCAGTTATTACTATTAAGAATGAGTCTGCATTACTGGAGATTTTAAGAAGTGAAAATCCGTTAGAATACATTGACGGAAAGTATAATCAGTGGGTTGGTTATTCTTGTTTCTCAGAAAAAATCTTACCAAGTTTTTCAGAAAAATGGTATAAGAAAGAAAGATGTGACAAAGTGAGAATGGATATGGTTATTCATTTTGGAACACCAAATCCAAGTGACCCAATCAAATGGATTAGGGACAACTTTGTGACATTCGAATACGAGTGGAGAAGAATGCATGACTTCTTTGAAAATGCATACTTCAAATCACCTATCTCTCTTACCAATAGATTCTCAATCGAGGGTTTCTATCAACAATCAAGAGAACTTGAAAACGAGTCGGGAGGATTACTAAAGTATGGAACTGTAATTCCTTTTGAAGTGTTAAAAGATTATTTTTCAAATTATTTGAAAAATTAAAGACGGAGAAAATTATGAAAATAGAACTCCATAGAGACTTATTTGGTAATGAATACCACCAACAAACTGGTGGTCTTGCTGGAGAAGTTGCCGCAAAAAGAGGACTAGACTTTGAAAACCTTGTTGCAGAAGCTTCTACTGGAAAGGTAAAAACACATCAAACTGCAAAAGGAAATATTACCTTTACTAGTCCTAGATTCACAAATTGGACTGGTAGTGATAATAGAGAGGGAGATTTAATACTCTCTCATAATAGTATTGATTATCATGTTGAGTGTAAAAACTTAGGTGGTGTTGAATCCCATTTACAAAAACTGTCAGAGATTTACTGTAATTTGTTATTTAAATCTTATAACTTACCTTTCATACTAGTGTATACTTATAATTCCAATATATCGTTGACTAAGATATCTCAAGTTGAGGGGTATCTAAAAAAAATTAGAGAAGTGGGTGGTTTAGTTTTTGAGTTCAATCAGTATCAAAACTGGATAAATGTTAAAAGGGGTTGACTATGACCCCTTCTTTTTAGTATACTAGTAGTATAGAAAATCAAGGAGAAACACTATGAATATAGAACATGCAAAACTAATTGCAAAACAAACAATGGGTAAATACACTGCAGAAGATGTAATTAACCTTGCAACGTATGGAACAACTAACCCCATGGACTTTGCACCCGAACCAATCGAAGAAGGTAATATGTGTATGTGTGGTGAAATGAATTGTCCCGATGCATATGCACACATGACGAGTGGGTGTTAATATGTCAATCTATGTAAACTATGAAGATAAGATTGTAAGAATGGGTCGGAACCTAATTACACTTGCAGAGAAGAATCAGATATTCCCAAAGGACGATGAGATGTGGAATGCAGCTGTGACTGCTGGTAATAAGTTGGTGACACTAGGAACCACTTGGACAAATTTTAAAAGTTTTGATGACCTCAACGATAAGGAAACAGAAGTTGTTTATACTTACTTAGATGAGTATGGTATAGAACACCCTTCAATTCCAATTGAGGATATAGTTTAGGGTCGCAAGACTCGGGGACGGGTGAGGGTCAAGTATCACAAAGTCTACAACTATTACACGATTGATGTGTGAGACCCAACCCCCCTTTTTATAGGAGAAAAATATGGAAATAGGATTTATAGGTGGAACGATATTGTTATTCATTATGGGTAGCATGGTCTTTGTAGGACTTCATATCAACAAACCATTCCCATGGGAAAAAAAAGATAAGTGAAACTAACACGTAATACAGTATTTGGGATAGAAGAAGTAGAGATTACTAAAACTTGTTCTGTATGTGAAGAAGTATTACCTATTGAAGATTTTGGTTTACGTATAGGTAAGGAATACTCATACAAAGATACAGATGGAGATAATCAAGGTCAACGTAGAAATGAATGTAGAAAGTGTAAACACAAACAGAATACAGTTATTAGAAAATTAAGGAAAGAACACCCCTTACCCAGTGATTACACTTGCCCAGGCTGTTTGAAAAATGAAAAAGAGATTAGAGGTATTACCAACAAATATAAAAAGAATGGTGTGTTTTGTTTAAATCACAATCACGAAACGGGCGCATTTGAAGGTTGGTATTGTCAAGATTGTAATATAACACTTGGTCGTAATATGTCACCTTCAACCTTAGAACGTCTTGCAGAACAACAAAGAAACTTTGGATATGAATAAAAAAAAACTTGACAATGGGTCTCACTTTTTGTTATACTATGTATATAATGACAAAACAAGATAAACAACAAGAACTAAGAATCAAACGAATCAACCTAGAGACTGATATACATTGCTTACAGAGTCAGATAAGGTCAGAGAAAGAAAGACTAGAAGAAATGAAATCTGAAACCAGTGTGGGTGAAGACTGGTCTTCTAGTGTTTGTATCTTAAGAACACAAAAAGAACTTAAGACTACAGAACAACAATTAATCAGAAAACAAAATAAACTAACCAAATTTCTAAAGGAGACAATATGAAATTATCAGAACTAGTAAATGAAGTAAATGCTGAACAAGAAGCATTAGAAAAAGCAAATGATTTAATCACTGTAGTCGAAAAACTATGTGATGACTTAACAAATGCAATGCATGAAAGATGGGAACACACTCGTGGTAAAACAACCCATGGTTATTCTGAAGGAAGAAAATATATACGTATCTATTCTATAGAGGATGGAAGACCTTCTTCTGCATGGGGTTTTATTAACAAAAAAGAATTCAAAAAAGGACTTGCTGGAATCACTTTCAAAAGTGGTGATGTCCTTAAATGTGCTGGGTGGAATACTCCAGCATTAAACGCACCAAGAGGGAATCTCTTTGAGGGGTATGTAATACCTGCCAACTCAATGAGACTATACGGCCCCGATTATTTAAGATAGGAGAAAGTTATGATAATTAAAGATTACGAAGTTTGTTCCCCCGACATGTGTTCGGGTGGAACTTCCCTACAGGGATACAAAAGAACTACTTATAGTAGACTAAGAGAAGTCTTAGGCCCACCAACCTTTTCTAGTGGTGACCCTTATGAGAAGGTTCAGACTGAATGGGTTATTGATGCGAAGTGGTATGATGCAAATACCATTGAGGAAATCGATAGAGACGATTGGGAATATGAGACTGTCACTATCTACAATTGGAAAACCAGTGGAACTCCATTAGAAGAGTATGATTGGCACGTAGGTGGTAAATCTATCTATGCAACTGATGTGGTTGACATGATACTTGACAACTACAATCAGAATGGTGAGAATCATAACGGAGAGAGATATGCAGCCTAGTAAATGGGGAAAATCAATTGACGAAGAAGTCAAGTATAAAGGTTCACTAGTGTTCAAATCATTTCTAACGGGAATGGGATTTGGTGCATTACTTATGTTTATTTTATTGATACCAAGTAAGGTTGAAGCCTCAGATGCAAACAATGAAATTTATTGTCTTGCACAAAATATTTATTTTGAAGCAGGTAATCAACCACTTGCTGGTAAGATTGCAGTGACACAAGTAGTGTTGAATAGAATGGAACACCCTAACTATCCAACAACTGCATGTGGTGTAGTGTATCAAGCAAAGTGGAGAACAAACTGGAAAGGTGTAGAAGTTCCAGTGAGAAACATGTGTCAGTTCAGTTGGTTTTGTGACGGTAAGTCAGACGACCCAGTGGATAGTCCAACGTGGTTATCTTCACTTAACCTTGCAAGGAATGTAGTGCAAGGTGCATATGGTGATATCACTGAAGGTGCAACTCATTATCATGCAACTTGGACATATCCATATTGGGCAGACTCATTAAACGAGACTGTTAGAATAACAGACCACATTTTTTACAAATAATTATGTTAGAGATTATAGGATTATTAACTTGCATTTACTTGGGATTTAAAATCTTCCCTAGTGTTGTAAAGTTTACAGTTAAGGTTGCAGTTGCAATATTGTTAATCATATTTGCAATTATGGTTTACACATTTTTCTTTCCACCAATGATACAAATTTTAATAGCATGAATACAGATACTAAAACTGAATGTTGTGTAGTGTGCAAGTGTGATACTAAAATCCCAGTTGACACTCACGTTGAGAAACGAAGCAATTATATTGATGGGGTAGGACAAACTTGTTCTACATGTTTTAATAAATTATATTATCTTGAGGAGACAGAAGAATATGTATGATAACGTAGAAAATTTTAGAGAGTATCTTAAGGATACTAGTTATGTGAATGGTGGAGTGCAACACGTGTATTCATTTCCAAATGGTTATGGTGCAAGTGTGGTGAAACACGATTTTTCATACGGTGGTAAAAACGGTTTATGGGAATTAGCGGTTCTCAATGGAGAAGATTTGTGTTATACTAGTGGTATCACTGAAGATGTTATTGGACACCTTTCATGGACTAAAGTGGAAGCTGTCTTAAGGGATATTAAACAATTATGAATTTATTTTACTTAGACGAAGACCCATGGATTAGTGCAGAACTGCATTGTGACAAACACGTAGTCAAAATGATTATCGAGTATGCACAAATGTTATCCACTGCACATAGAATGTTAGACGGAACTCAATACACTGATTCCTCTAGTGGACGTAGAATTCAAAGGTGGGAACTAGACCCCGATAGAGAAGGTATCTTATATAAAGCCTCTCATATCAATCACCCCTCTACACGTTGGGTCAGAGAGAACTCTTGTCAGTATCGATATGCATATGATATGTTCACTGCACTATGTGACGAATACACTTATCGTTATGAGAAGATACACTTAACTGATACTAAACTCAGAGAGATACTAAGTCACTTGCCTGATAATATTCAAGAAGGTCAATGGTCAGAACCACCTCAGTGTATGCCTGAAGATGTCAAAGTTGAAAATGACACTTTATCTGCATACCATAAATACTATGCAATCTACAAAAAAGAATTTGCAAAGTGGACTGATAGACCAGTTCCGAGTTTTATGTCATGAGAGTATTAGTTGAAAGTTATGGGGATATCAGAATCTTTTCTGAGAGACCCTTCGGTTATAAAAGATATTTCGTTGAATGGGAAGACGGAACTGAATCATTGTTCAGTAGTCTTTGGTATTCAGAAAAGAAAGTTAAAGAGATTGTAGAGAAACGTATTATGGATAGAAATATATAATGCCGACTTACACATTTAAAAACGAGGACACTGGTTGTATAGAAGAACGAATTATGTCCTATACAAAGTTAGACCAATTCAAAGAAGACAACCCACACCTCAAACAAGTTATTCTATCTGCACCCGATACAATTGGTGGAACTGGAGATAGAGTCAAACCCGATAGTGGATTCAATGAAGTAATGTCCAAGATTGCTTCTAACAATATCGACACACCATTAGGTGAGAGGTATCATCGAAAGTCTGCAAAAGAAGTTAAGACTAGAGATACTATACAAAAGCATATTGACATACAGTCAAGAAAGAAGTAAAATAAACTATGACACAATTAAGATTACAAACAATGGATATCACTGATTTAGAGAATATCAAACTAAACACAATACAAGAAGACGGTAAAAGATTCTATGTAGATGATAACGGTGAAAGATATCCAAGTGTCACAACAGTCACAAGTCTATTAACACGTGACCATATCAAGTTATGGAGAGAACGTGTAGGTGAAGAAGAAGCAAATAAAGTATCCAGTCAAGCTGCAAAACGTGGAACTAAATTTCACCAAAACATAGAAGACTACCTCAGACAAGAAAAAGATATTATAGAATTTGATAACATTCTACAAGAAGGAATGTTCAAAGCAGTTCAACCAGTGTTAGATGAAATTGTTCCTCTTGCATTAGAAGCTCCACTATGGAGTCCTAATCTAAAAATGGCTGGTCGTGTTGATTGTGTTGGTATGTTAGACGGGAATCTTTGTATTATTGATTTCAAGTCTAGTGGAAAATACAAAGAAGAATACATGACTAAACCATGGTTCATTCAAATGACTGCATATGCATTAATGGTTGAAGAACTTACTGGTCAAGCGATAGATGAATTGGTTGCACTAGTTGGGGTGGAAGGACAAAATGCCTTTCAAATTTTTTATGGGAATCCATTAGACTACATAGACGAGTTGGTGGATTTAAGAAAACGATACACAAATGTTTATGGAGTATAATATGAGTGAAGTGAAAGAATTTAATTTAAACGGAGATTTCAATTGGAATAAGATAATCTCTAAAGGTGACGAGTGGATAGAATCCCAAGCATACGATAATGCATACGACACACTATTGGAGTATCTCTCAATCGATAGTGATGAAGATGTGACAGAAGAAGTGTTAGAACAAGCAGAACACCTTATCGAATATCTAGAAACAGATTATGCAAAGGGTGGTCTTGGTGTTCATGACACTAGTCCAACTTACTATGCATACTATAGTATAGTTAGGGATTGGAGAGACAACTTAGAGTATGGAGATATGTAATGGAAATTGAAGTCGGAAAGGAATATACGATATATCCTAAATTTAAAAAGTCGTATACAGAACGTGAAGTGTTTAAGAACAATGATAGTGAAGACAGAGTTGTCATTGAAGCACTTTGGAGAAGTGGTGCATATATCATAAAAGTGACTAACGAAGAAGAAAAGGAAACCTTAGAAGCTTATATGTCAGAAGACGCAACTGGTGATATGGAACCATGTGAGTTCGAAGAGAATGAATTCATAGAATCCTTTGACGAGTGTGGACGTGATTATTATATCCACCTTGCAGAAGGAAGTGATGCAGACGAAGACGAAATGCAAGAACAACTTGAAGAAGAAGGACATGATTGGTTATGGGAAAACAACTATGACTCATGGGATTGTGAACACTTCTTTGGTTTACCATTACAGGTAGATGAGGTTGACCCCGAAAACAGATATAACTTGAGGTTTTAAAATGATATCAAGAAAAGAGTTTTCTGAACAAGTTGAAAAACTATTAGTCAAAGGACGAGGTGCAGATATCATGTCTGCAATCGTAAAGGTTTGTGAGTTAAACAATATCGAACCCGAAAGTGCAAAGAGATTGTTAACACAACCTCTCAAAGATAAACTGGAAGCAGAAGCCGCTGGTTTAAATTTAATTAACCGAGGTAATAATTCTAAAGGAAGTATAACCTCATTCTTTTCAGATTAGGAGTAATTATGAAGAAAGAAATAGAAAAAGAGCTGGCAAAAGGTGACAGAGTCGCAGTAGTAGCAGACCTAAACAAATATCTAAATCAATTAACAGATAGAGAAATGATTAAGTTATGCAATTATATAGCAAGTCAAGGTGGGACTAGAACACTTTCCACTTGCAATTATAGTTGGAATCCTTTAAGGGAGATGTTATGAAGAAAGGTGATATAGTAGCAGTAGTTGCTACAAGTGGTGAGTATGTTGGTGAGTTGGTTTCTAGTAAACCAGTGACACTTGCAAACCCCAAAATGATTGTCAACACACCCGAAGGAGGAATGGGTTTCTCTAAAGGTGTTGCAGTGACAGGTGAAGTGAATCCAACTGAAATGATATTCGGTTCATATGTTTTTATTGCTAAGTGTAATGACCAAGTGGCAGAAGCACATAGAACTGCAGTAAGTGGTATCGAAGTTCCAGCAGAGAAAAAGATAATCACTTAATGACGAGTAGAGAAGGATACGACGCTTATACACTTTACCTTGGAATAAAGTTGCATTTCCATTCTAAGGATTATGACTTTATAAAATACAATGGTAAAGTGAAAAGTGATATCAATTCTTTTCTAAAACGTAAGGACAAATACCACTTTGGTAAATTGTTCAAAACCCACAAACAAGAATTGCAAGACTTTTACATTGCAAACTTGTCTCTGAAAGATTTATGGGCTGGAGACTTACTTGATAATGAGTGTGTTAAAGTCTATAAAGACTGGAAGAATAGAAATCAGAAACTATCGTATCTATTTGAAACGGAAGTATCTGATTTACTTCGTAAGAGGAATATCAATAAAGTGTTAGAAGTGAAGAACGGACAACACCCTATACTACTCAAAGAGTTTATGGGTAAAAAGATATCCCTCGAAACGATTTGTATAATGGACGAGATTATAGGATTTACAAAGGACTGGGAAAAATCAATTTCCGAGACCCTCGTCTACCCCGATATACAGAATAAGATTAACAAGTATAAGAGTTTTATAAGTGTTGATTATAAGAAGTATAAAGAGGTATTGATTGATTTATGTATATAGAAGCGTTTCAAGGAACATACACTAGTATGTATAAAAAATCAAATCCTAAGATTTTAAATTATATAAATATGAGGTATCTTTGAAAAACCCTCTTGTAGGATTATCATTGATACACTATAATAGGAGTATAGGAACTACGGTTCTTATACATGATAAAATGCTAAACAATGCGATACAATAGGAGAATACAATGTCGACATCATTAGATAAACTAAGAGCAGCCATGGAAACTGCTTCACCTACAGAAGGTGCAAAAAAATCCTACTCAGACGATACTATGTGGAAGCCTGAACTTGATAAAACAGGTAATGGTTATGCAGTAGTTCGTTTCTTACCAACTCCCGAAAACGAAGAAATGCCTTGGGTATCATATTTCGACCACGGGTTCCAAGGGCCAGGTGGCTGGTATATTGAGAAGTCTTTGACTACCCTCAATAAACAAGACCCTGTCTCAGAATACAATTCTCAGTTATGGAATACTGGGATTGAAGCTAACAAAGAAATTGCACGTAAACAGAAAAGACGTTTACATTATGTGTCTAATGTCTATGTTATCTCAGACCCAAAAAATCCCGATAACGAAGGAAAAGTATTTAAATACAGATACGGTAAAAAAATCTTTGAACAACTCAAAGAAGCAATATCACCTGCTTTTGAAGACGAACAAGCAATCAATCCTTTTGATTTAAGAGGAGAAGGTGCAAACTTCAAAATCAAAATCAGAAAAGTAGACGGATACTGGAACTATGATAAATCAGAGTTCGATTCACCTTCACCACTTTTTGACGATGAAGATAGGTTAAATGAGATAAATAACTCTACCTATTCATTGCAAGAAGTGATTGCACCTAGTGAGTTCAGAACATATGATGAACTCAAAGAGAAACTCGATAGAGTTCTTGGATTGACTGGGAACGTATCTAATGCAACTGCAGAGTCAATAGCAGAAGACCTAGACGAAGTGCCTTGGTCTAATGTTAACACTGAAAGTGTTGCAGAAGAACCTGTAATCGCATCAGCAGAATCTTCACCACAAGTGGAAGAAGACGACGCGATGGATTACTTTAAGAAATTAGCTTCAGATAGTTAATTTCTAATTAGGGGTGGTTGTTTATTTTACAATGTGTCCGTGAATAGAGACAACCACAACACTAAGACCGTGGAAATGAAGGGGGTGCTTAGTAAGGGAAAGGTCAACATCATCATTACGATGCGGAGTTGGTCGGTGAAGAACGGGTTGCTGTAAGGCGTGGGGTGACTTCACACTTTTAAGATTATTATGAAAAGTGAATATTATAAAAACATTCTACCATGGAATGAAAACGAAAGGGTTATCGACCAGTTTGGTTGGAACCCTCAGTCAGTTATAACACCTACTAAATCATCTAAGAACAATTGGGACGATGCATACTTAACTGCATACGAAGAAAAGAGAGGAGTTTGTCCTCGTCTTCCTAATGGTTTAATGATGTCAGAGTTTCATGCTGGTTTATGTGAGAACATTGTTCAATACTGGTCTATGGTTGGTGATACAATCGTTGACCCTTTTGCTGGAAGATTGACACGTGCATTCGTATCACAATCTTTAGGAAGAAACTATTATGGTTATGATGTATCTTCTGAAACAGTCGATAGAGTTAGACACGAGTTAGACAGACATGAACTCGGTGCAA